GGTGTTCGCCGCATTGGCGGCGGCGTTGAAGCCGATGAACACAACGAAGGACATCGCGGACAACTGCGGCATCAAGGAAGGCACCCTGGCGTACTGGCGTAGCGCGGGCATCGGCCCGAAGTTCGTGAAGGTGGGACGAATCGTCATGTATCCGAAGGAGCAGATGATCGCCTATTTCGCGCAACACCTGTACCAGTGCACGGCCGAATACGAGGAAGAGGTGGGTGCGCGATGACCGACAACGACTGGCGTACCGATACCCCGTGGCCGGATCCATGGGAAGAAAAGGAGAACAAATGAACGACATCCGCAAAGCCTGCGTCGAAGCAATATTCAGGGAATTCGAGGACAAGGGCGACACCATCCGTCCGGCCTATGGCGACGTATGGGACGAAATCGAAGCAAGGCGTTCACTCGGTCACATCGTCGGATACATCGACCTCGACGTGACCGACCTCGTGGACATCGTCATCGACACCATCAACAAGGAGCTGTGATGGAATCAATGCCTCTGGCTGTTGGTCAGGCACTGCTCGACTTCGTCGTTGCGACTGGCGCCGTGCTCCGTAGTGTAAGCGACGTGGACCGTCACACGACAGGATCCACGTCCGAAGTAGGTGAAGCCTGGTTGGGCGTTCAGACGGTCGATACCGGCCTGGTCTTCGAATATCTGCTTGGAGAAGAACTCGCTTTCGAGCGCGACCTCTCCGAACGGCGCAACCTCGTCGACGTGCCGTTGCGCAACGGTCTGGTCTTTGAAACGGACGAACACGGACACGTCTCGTGCCATGTCGGGGCAATCGTTGACAAGGAATACGGTCGAGGTTTCTCCATCGTATTCGACCCGCCACTTGTGGACCGTCTGGTCGGCGGTGACGGACAACGCCCGCTGGCTGATCGAGTTCGCGTCTGCAGCTATCTCGTTCGCCTTTCCTGCAAGGCGGTTGGCCTGCTCGGCGGCACGCTTCGATTCGACGGCGATCCGGTTGGCTTCCTCAGCCGAGCCGTTCGCCTGCTCCGAGAGCTTGTTGCCATGGCGCGCCTGGAACAAGGCGACACATCCGGAGACACCGCCAACCAATCCCGTGATGGCGCCAACGACGCCGGTGACCGCATTGATGTCCATTCCATCGATTCTACGGACGGAGGCGAACGATGAAGGTTCTTGCCCACGTCATCCTGCACCAGCTGCTGTTCGCGGTGTGGCTGCTGGCCATGTGGGTGCTGTACTGCACGCCGGCCTGCACGCACCCGATCGAACACCTCATCGCCGTGCCGTTCGCGGTGCTCATCCCCGCGGCCGTCATCATGCGCCGCCTGTGCTCGGACCCACGCTTCATCCGATGGGTGGACGAACTCGAGCGATGAAAGACCTGGGCGGCTCCTCACACATTGCGGCATGGACGTGGTTCGTCATGCGCGGCCATGCCGGAACCGCCCGCGCGTCAAGGAAAAGACGTTAAAACCAGCCGGACGGGTCATCTTCTCTCTTCTCCTCCCGCCCGGCCCTCGCCGGGGCCCGCGAACGGATGCGGGCGCCATGGATCGGCGTGTTCAGGTCACGCCGGCGGATGGATGCGCGGTTCGAATCCGCGTCCCGGCACGACATCAATCCAAAGGAGGCAAACGTTGCCAAGCAAAACACCAAGCAGGCCAGAAGGCGAGAAGTGGTTCGAATGGCCGCTCACACCCGCCAGCGTCGGCATGACGGCCGCCGAACTGATCGGCGAACTGTACGAGACCATCAGCGCGCTCAACCACGACCGTGGCTGGAACCTCACCATGGTCGCGCCGGCGCGCTTCGGCGAGATCGTCATCGACCGCGAGGCCGGATGCCTCCGCGCGAAATGCGCGTGGAAGGCCAAGGACCCCAGCCAGCTCGGCCCGGAACCCGCCGGATACGTGAAGGGAGCCTGACATGGCCATCGGAGAGACCGTCATCACCATCGTCGGCAACCTCACCGCGGATCCGGAACTGAGAACCACCGGCCAGGGCGCGCAGGTCGCCAGCTTCACCATCGCAAACACCGCGCGCGTATACAACAAGCAGACCGGCCAGTACGAGGACGGAGACGCGCTCTTCCTCCGCTGTTCGGCATGGAACGACCTCGCCCAGCATTGCGTGCGGTCATTGGCCAAGGGCATGCGGGTCATCGCCCAAGGCAGGCTCAAGCAGCACTCGTATCAGGCGCAGGACGGCACCAATCGGACCGTCGTGGAGCTGACGGTCGACGAAATCGGGCCATCGCTGCGGTACGCGACGGCGCAGGTCGCCCGCATCAGCCGCCAGGGCGGTCCCGTCTACGGCAACCCCGCATCGCCGCAGCCGACCGTCAACACCGGCGCCGGTGGCTGGAGCCAACGGCCGCAACAGTCGGCGCAGACACAGCAACCCGCCCAGCCGCCGGCCGATGATCCGTGGGGCGCGCCGGCGTCCGACCAATCGTCATTTGGGGACTTCGGCAAACCGGATCAGGAACCGGAATTCTAAAGGAGGAAGCAATGAAAGCCAGCGAACAACAGGCGCTCATCCCGCAGGAAGCCACGCCAGACACGCTCATCGACCTCATCGGCAAGACCCAGCAGGTCACCAAAGCCGCGGCCGTCGTGCTCAAGGCATGCCGCACCGTCATGGACACCAAAAACAAGCAGGAGCACATCGACAAGTGGGGCGGCATCCACGCCATCACCGAAGCCGTGTACGACTGCGCGGACCTCGCTCAGCGCATCCTCGACGCCGGCCTGGCCATGGAGAACATGTGCGCGAAGCCGGCCACGTCACGGCAGATGATCCTCATCGACGACCTGCGCCGCAGTCTCGACATGGACGATGGCGACGTGGAGGCGACCGTCGATCCGGACACCGGCGAGATCGACTGAACCACAGGAAGGAGAAGAAGAGATGTGGTTCATCATCGACGACCAGATGGCCGACGACAGGCGCATCCGCCGCCTGCCGCTCGCCACCGTGGGCCTGTGGGTCAAACTCTGCGTCATCCACTCCAAAGGCGTTTCGATGCAGGCCAAGGACCCGGCCGCGTATCCAGGCCACTTCGACAAGCTCGATCTCAAGGACGCCGGCGGCACCATGAAACAGCTGCAGCAGCTCATCGACTCCGGGCTCATGGAGGAGCACGACGGCGGATGGCGTCCGGTCTACGCGGAAGGCATCTGCAGGGAGCCGCGAGTGTTGACCGAAGAGCAACGCGAGGCGCGCAGAAAGGCCGGAAGCAAGGGAGGACGCCGCAAGGCGGCCAACCAGAAAGCCAAGCAAACGTCTGGCGACTTGCCAGAAAACAGCCAAGCAAACGGAGAGCAAAACAGTAGCGAGACAGGTAGCAAACCGTCTAGCAAGTTGCTAGAGGACAGCCAAGCAAAAACATGGCATAAAACCGATACCGATACCGATATACCCTCTCCGACCCCTCCCGCTGGCACCGCGAAGCAAACCGCCAGCGAAGCGCCGGACGCCTTCGCCGCCATCGCCGAAACCTACCCCGGCACCATCGGCGCGAAAGGCCGCAAGGCCGAACGCGAAGCGCGGGACCTCGTCGAGACGATCACCGAGAACCCGGTCCAGCTCGCCCGACTCCAATCCGCCGTCCGACGCTACCGGCGAGCCGTCAACGACGGCCACGTGCCACAACGGCAGGTCCCACGACTCGCCACATGGCTCCGCGACCAATGGGAGACATGGGCGCCGGAACCCATCACACCCACGCGCCAGCACAAGCACACCTGGAACTGCGAACACGTCCACCAGCTCATGGATCCACATGAGGACGAATACGACCACAGCGGCAGCCTCAGGGAAGGCAACCCTTCCAAGTGGTATCTCGCGTGCCAGGCATGCGCAGATGAACTCAACCAAGAAACAAGCAAGGAGAAGCAATGAGCAACTACCAAAGCAACGAAATCAAGCTCATCAACACCAGCCTCATCGACCCCCACCCGGACAATCCACGAAAGCAGATCGGCGACGTGACCGACCTCGCGGCCAGCATCAAAGCCAACGGCCTGCTCTCGCCGCTCTCCGTCGTACCCAACGGCGAGCGCTATCGTGTCATCGCCGGCCATCGTCGTCTCGCCGCGGGCACTCCGGAAGAAACCATCGAAGAGCTCCGCAAGCAGAATCCAGACGCGGTCTCCGTCCATGAAGCGACGCAGACGATATACCTCTGGGATCGTCGTGATGCGGCCGCCGAAGCCGAAAAGGAAGCCCAGCGAGCCGCCGAACAGGCCGAACGCGACGCCCGACAGCACGTGCTCGAGGAATACGCCGCCACGACGGCTGACAAGCGCATGGCATGGCTCCACGGCCATCTCCATGCCATCAAGCGCGCCAAGCTCATCGAGACCACGGCAAGGCTCGGACTCCTGCAGACAATTGACCCGGACCCGACCGGCTTCACCAAAGACCTACACACCTGGAACGACGCCGCATGCGCCCGGGAACAGTTCGCCGCCATCGCCGGCATCAAACCGGAACAGGCGCTCGCGGAACTCCACACGCACCTCGACTCACCGGACTGGCCGACATACGCGGTCATGATCCTCACCGCCAGAATCGAATGGTTCATCAGCCCAAATGACTGGGACTGGAGTGGCGACGACAACGTCAGCCGCCGCATCCCAGGCTATTACCTGATCCTCCAAGACCTCGGCTATGAGCCATCCGACGACGAGACCGAACACCTCGACCAGCTTGTTGCCGCCATCACGGAAGAAGACGAGGAGGAAGACGAATGACCAAGGAACAGATCAACAGACTCGCCCAACTCATCACCGACACCGCGGAAACCGCGGCGAACATCGAACTCCAGGCGCTCGCCGGCGGCAAGGCCGATAACGGCATCGCCGCGATGGCCTCCGGACTAAGAACGAACTGCACTTCATGTCTGGTGCTGGTCAACGGCCTGATGCAGGAAGGAGCGCGTTGTGAGTGAGTTCGAGGACTCGAAGCGCATCGCTTTGGAACGCCAGGGCTGGCATTGCCTGCGCTGCGGGGCGAACATCCACGATCCGGCTCGCTGGCCCGGACGAAGCGGCCATCACCGTCAACTGCGTCGCGCGGCGGATCCGGATGTGCGGCATAGTCCCGTCAACATCATCGAGCTGTGCGGCTCGGGGACGACCGGCTGCCATGGGTGGGTCCACCAGCATGTGGCTGAGGCCGAACGGCTTGGACTGATCGTCCCGCTCGGCATAGATCCTCTCTCCACCCCAGTGCGCGACTGGCAGGGGAGATGGCTCTGGCTCAACCAGGACGGCACGGCCACGCCATTGACCATGCGCGAAACATTGACAATTCAAACGGAAGGAATGACAAATGCACGAGAATAACGGCAAACCGGAGGCGCTGCTGTGGATCGACTTTGAGACCACAGGCGTGGACAGGCGCAAAAGCCTGCCATTGGAGATCGGTATGGAATGTACCGACATGCTGGGCGAACAAAAGTTCGGATCATTGTCCCGCATCATCCGCCCGGACAGACTCGACATCCTGTCCATGAGCCCCGTCGCCTTCTCCATGCACACCGACAACGGCCTGCTGTTCGAACTCATGGGAGGCTCCGTGCGCAATGACAGCATGGTCGTCGTGGCCAACGCCGTGGAGGAATTCCTTGACTCGCTCTCCCAGCGCTTCTCCCTCGTCCCCGCGGGGACCAACGTGGACTTCGACCTTGACTTCCTCCGCCGACTCAACCTCAACCCTGACGCGTGGCTCACCTACCGCAAATACGACATGGCCACCATCCGCCGACTCGTCACCGTGCTCGGCGCCCCGGATCCATACCAGGGCGACAGCGGCCCGCACCGGGTGAAATCCTGCATCGCACGCGACATCAAAGACTACAGGGCCATGCTCGAGACACTCGCCGTCAAGACGGGAGACCACAAGTGAGAAAGACCATCAGCCACCTCGCCGACCGGCTCGGAGACGCCATGGCCACGCTGTTCACCCTCCTCGCGCTGCTGCTCATCCCGCACGCCGTCATCAGGGCGATCATCGGACAGGCGCTCCACCAGTGGACACCAATCACGTGGCTCGCCATCCACACCGCACTGACCATCGCGGCGCTCGCCACCAGCCTCGCCAGCTACGCGATCGCCGCACTGCTCGCACCGCCAAGACCGGAGACCTACCAATGACCGAAGACCAGCAAGACCAGCTCGTCATCAGCCTCGACACGCAATACGCCGTCGCGCACGCCATCTACAACCGATTCCACGCCAACGGCCACCGCAAACACCTCACGTGGGAAAACCTCGACGACGACGGCCGCGAACCATGGCGCCTGATAGCCAAGGACGCGATCACCGAGATGCTGGCCAGCCCGGAGATCGGAGGAACGGCATGAGCCACACTGCGATAATCCTCCTGGCGCTCGCCTTCCTGATCGGCTGGATGGGTGGCCGGGAATGAGCATCATCGTCCCATTGCACAAGTGGCGGTCGGCCGACCCGGCCATCCTGATCGGCCGCCGCTGCATCGCCCGCACCGACCAGGACGTCGTCATCGACGGCCGGCTCGAACTCATCCGCCGGCCGGACGGCACCGCCACCCTCCGCTTCCAAGGCATCGGAAACGACATCATCGACCATGATCCGAACACATGTTTCAACAGCATGAGCGCTGGCATACGAAGCCTCGCCATCTACGGAAAGGAATGAAACCAATGAGAAACACCATCTGCGCCGCCCTCACCGCCATAACCCTCGTGCTCTGCGCCGCGCTCGCGGGATGCGGCAGTGCGTCCAAGACGTCGACCCCGGCCCACGCCATCGCCGCCACCGGCACCACATGCTCCGAAGAGTCCGGCGACGAACGCATCAAGGAATGCATCGTCACGCTGTCCGAGACACGACGAGTCGACTGCGTCATCACCGTCGGCAGTCACGGCGTATCCGGAATCTCATGCGACTGGGACCACGTCAGCGGCGCGGACAAGGAACCACGATGAAAATCAGAATCCAGGACGGCGCCATATACATCGCGCCGGAAGACGACGAGGAACGCCAAGTGACCGAAATCACCATCAACACCCTGTGCAGATGGGTGGCGCAACACGACAAGGAAAAGAGACAGCAATGAGCAACACGGACGCAGACACCGCCATCAGCGCGCTCGACAAGCTCATCGACCAGGAACTCGCGGCAGTGCGCGCCGCATCCCGCGACGGCAACCGGCCGCTCTACGAGATTTCGTCGACCCGGTATCACGCCTACCTCACCGCCAAGGATGAGATCACAAAGGCGCTCGCCGATGCCATGGAGGAAAGGGATGCGGAGAATCCGTTCCTGCCGCAGCGTGACGAGTTGGTCACGATGGACATACACACCTGCGATCTGTGCGGCCGGTGGTGCTCGAGTCCTGTCTATTCCGTGGGCCTCATCTATGGCGGTCAGACGAAGACAGTCACCGAGGTGTGCGCCGACTGCATGCGACGGCTGAAGTTCCAGCCGGTGAGGACCATCCCGCTGGACATTTACCGGCTTTTTGAGAAGTGGTTGGACGAGCAGAAGGAGACGGAGCGGTGAGTAGGAAATTTAAGGTAGTGCCGGTTATGTACGCGGCAAGCGGAGACGTGTACACGCTGAAGCTGCAGAATACGGAAGCGCTCGCCGGTCTGCTTTCCGACGGATGGAGCGTGATGCGCACCGACGTGTTGCCTGGACTCGGCGGCAAAGGCGAGTACGAGGTGAAGCCGAACATATGCTATGAGCCATCATTCCCGCCGACAATCGTCTACATCCTTGAGAAGGAGGCGGAATGATGAACAGCATCAGTCGTAACAAACGGCGCTCGCCGCATGCATGCCGGAGCGCGGTCGGGATATTCATCTGCGCGAGCAACGGCATAGGTCCGGCGCAATACGAGGACAGCCTGCGCAGGATAGAGCATTGCGTCATCTGCGGCAGGTGGTGGAAGCTATACGCCGCGTCCTCACATCTGACCATCTGGACCGAACTGCCCGAATGGGTGGTGTGGCTGCTGCGACACAAGACCTGGAAGACCATGCACAATCAAAAGAGGAAGGAAACGAAATGAGTGAGGAAACACTAGACCCGCCACTGCCGCCGATCGACGCGCGCACCGAAGCCGTAGCCGAACGTCTGTTCGGGCTCAAATGGGCGCTCCGCAAGGACTCCACCGAAATCATCCATGAGGAATGGCGGACCGCATCCAAATGGATCCGCGACGGATACCTGCGCCAAGCCATCGAAGTGCTCGCCGCCGCCGACCAAGCGGAACCCGCGAGCGCCAAGGCCTCCGGCTACCAGGACCGCATGCGTGTCGAGTACCGGGAGTTGACCGTCCGCGCCGGCAGGCTCAGGGACATGCTGCAGCGGTATGCGGATGGCACGCTTGACTTCGAGCCCGTCTGTCCGATCAGCCTGTTGAGCAGGCAGCTTGATGTCATGGATGAATACGCCAATCTGCTCCGCCATAGAGCCAAGCTCGAACACGTCGACCTTGAAGAACAGGACTCCGCCACCGAATAAACAAAGAACCCGACCTTCCGGCCGGGCTCTGGCATTACCACAAACCAGACTATCACGCCGGAGGGAATCGAACAAATGTACGAACCAACCAACGAATCCCAACCAACCACCACCAACACCACAACAAACACCAGCCAAACAACACCAGCGCTCGCCGGCATGTGCCGAGTGTGCGGCGGGGAGTGCCGTATCCAGGCCACGATGTGCGACAAGTGCGAGACCGCTTTGAGGGGATGGATCCACGACTATCCGTCATGGATCCAAGCCCTGCGCGAGTTCCTGGATTCGACGGCGCATTACGGAGGCCACCAGCCTGGACGTGTCAACCTGCAGTCCGCGCCCACGCCGATCAGACTCTCGGTCGTTGACCATCTGCAGGAGATCGAGGATGCGGTGACGGCGTTGTGGTGTCGATTGTATGCGCCGCCGGCCATGCCATGGGCCACAAGCATCGCGGTCCCGTCCATCGTCGACATGCTCAAGGCATGCTGGTCATGCCAGCGGTTGAACCGACTGCCGGACATCGGTTTGATCTGGCATGACTGGGAGCGGTTGGTGCGCAAGACGCTGGCCATCATCGACGTGCCACCATCCAGGCATGGTATCGGCAGGTGCCTGAATCCTCTGTGCGGCGTGGAGCTGAGTGCGGAGGTCGGCGCGGTAAGTGTTGACTGTCCGGTGTGCGGCAACACTTATCGCGTGGTCGACGTGCGATTGGGGTTCCTGAAGGAGTGCATCGAATCCGGCAGGGCGTTCACGGCGGGGGAGTGTGCGGAACTGCTGCGCGAATGCGGATTCCAGTGCAACGCGAACACGATTCGCTCATGGCGCAAGCGCGGCAGGCTCCAACCGGTTGGTGAAAACGTGAAGGGGCAGCCGTTGTACAGGCTTTCCGACATGTATGGACAGGTCGTGCGACGCGACTCGATTTGACAAAATCGAAAGTGCAACGCACAATTGTCAGTGGATTAGAGGGTTCAAACCGAAGACATGCGGTTTGAACCCTTTTCATATCCACCTTGGATTCTCCTAACTCCTTGGGTTGCGTAACACCGTCCTGTCCGAACGGCATATCGGACACGCTCCGCCCACTCCCGTCAGAGTGGGCATACCTCAATGTGGCAGGCAAGCCAATCCCGTGCTTCCGTGATGCGGTGATGCTCAAATCCGCCTGCCGGTATGCCTTCGTAGGAATCAGTGGTAGATCGTACCGGCCGCGAGTCTTTATTGGATTCTCTTCCTTGTGGCCGCGTGTGGACGCGGGTTCGAATCCCGCCGAAGGCACCCATGAAACAAATCCGGGGTAGGGGTATTGACAATCCGGGAGGGGTATTCGCAGATGATGGGGAGCCCCTACAAGACACGGGAGTGTCCATATACGGGAGCCCCTATACCGGCATTCCAGCAAGCCAACGGCGAAGATAGTCGTCGGCAAATCCACGGCACCCCGTGGCTCATACATGCGGGGAGGCCACATGAGCAAGCGGCGCAACGAGCGTGTCAGCAACGGATACCGGCGGCGCATGCTCAGGCAAAGAGTGCTGGCCGCATACGATGTGTGCGCCATCTGCGGCAAGCCAGTCGACAAGACATTGAAGACACCACATCCGATGAGCGCCGAAGTAGACGAACTCATACCGGTCTCACGCGGCGGCGATCCATACAGCTTCACTAACTGCAGGCTCACGCACCGCAGATGCAACAGGCTCAAGAGCGACAAGACAGACGAACACGCACGAGCGCTGCTGGCCGGCAAGCAGACCATCGAACCAAGCTCGATGCCGTTCAAAACGTTCGGCATCTGACTCCGATACCAGGGCAGGGTACCCGGCCATACCCCCTTGGGGTAGCCTCGGGTGCAGTGCCGATATCCCTCTCGGAATGCAAACGTCGGAAACAGGGAAACAACGAAAGGTCGGAAAGCGAGGGAAGCGCCGATGAAGTGCGAACTCTGCGGCAAGGAATTCCAGCCATCCGGCCACGGGAGGCCTCAGAAGTACTGTTCCAAATCCTGCCGTCAGAAAGCGGATTATCGTCGGAAAAAGAACAATACCGCTCAGGCGAGGAAAAGCAAACCTGTTGAGGCGAAGAGAAAACCCGAGCGGGAACTCGACAGACGGAACTTCGAACGGATGATGGACGGTTCCCATGAGGACACGCTCCGCGAAATCGTCGGCAGACTGCGCGAGGCTCTGCATGACCCGTCGACGCCGGCCAGCGCGTTGCCGTCGATCAGCAGCAAGCTCGCCGAATTCGACGAACGGATGCGCATGGCCGAGGAATCCGGCAGCCTGTTCGATGCGAATGATGACGTGACGGAGGTGGCGGAGGATGTCAGAGCGTCGATTGTCTGAGATCGCCCAACGGCTCGTGCAGCCGGAAGACGTCACGTCAAGCGATTTCAAACTGATCAACAATGCGGCGGTCAAGGCCGGAATCCACTACGACCTCTGGCAGAAAGGTTTCCTATACCTCCTGTTCGCCAAACGCGCCGACGGCAAGTACGCATGCGGATCCGGAGGGGCGGTCCTGTCCAGCTGCAGGCAGATCGGCAAGACGTTCACGGTCGGCACCGCGATGTTCATCCTGTGCGCCGGACGCGCCGGGACATTGGTCATCTGGACCGCGCACCACACGCGCACCTCCGACGAGACGTTCGCCGACATGTGCGACCTGACGCATAATCCGAAACTGTCCAGGTACGTGCGGAACGTGCGTCGAGCGAACGGCCAGCAGGAGATCCGTTTCACCAATGGGAGCCGCATCATGTTCGGCGCGCGTGAGAACGGTTTCGGCCGTGGCCTGCATTCGGCGGACATCGAGGTGTTCGACGAGGCTCAGATACTCACCATCAAGGCGTTGGACAATCTGATTCCGATCGTGAACACGAGCCCGAACCCGTTGATCGTGTTCATGGGCAACCCGCCGAAGCCGGGAGACCAGTGCGAGGCGTTCGAGGAGAAACGTTCGACCGCGTTGGCGGGCAATTCGGACGACATGCTCTACGTGGAGCTCGGGGCAGACCGCGACTGCGATCTGGACGACCGGACCGCGTGGGCGAAAGCGAACCCGTCTTATCCTCGACGCACCAGCGAACAGGCGATATTGCGCATGCGCAATCTCCTCGCCGAGGATTCGTTCCGCCGTGAGGCACTCGGCATCTGGGACGAGACCGCCACCGCGTACGCCATCAGCCCCGACCTGTGGAAGGCCGCCGAAACCGACGACGTGCCCGACGGCGGCACGGTGAGCTTCGGCATCGACATGCCGCCCGACAGGAGTGTGCTGACCATCGGCGCCGCATTGCGGTACGAGGACGGGTCGGCCGTCATCCAGATGGCGAACATCAAGGACGCGCGGCAGGCTGGCACCATGTGGGCCGTGGACTGGCTCGCCGAACGTTGGCCGAAGACCGCCAGCGTGGTCATCGACGCGCAGTCCCCGGCAATGAGCCTGCTGCCCGAACTGAAGGCCGCGCACGTGAAGGTCACCGTGACGAACATGCAGGAGATGGGCCGCGCATGCGGCCGATTCCTCGACATGCTCAAAGCCGGAACGCTCAAGCACCCGCCGGACGAATACCAGCCGCAGCTGGCCGCAGCCGTCAAGGGCGCGACCACGCGTCCATTGGGACAGTCCGGCGCGATCGCATGGAACAAGCTCGGCTCGGATATCGACATAACGCCGCTCGTATCAACCACGATCGCCCTGTACGGGGCGTGCACGACAAAACGACATCCCGGAAGACGACAGACCATCGGAGGAATCTAAATGGGCGACATCCAGATGACAAACGTTCCGGATAGCTGGCGGCCGTCCGGAGGATCGGTGGCGCTGACGAAACTGGTTGTGCCCACCAGCATCGACGGGCTTACAAACCAAGAGAACGAACTGCTCGCAGAGCTCGCCGAAGTGTGGACACGTCATGCGAGCCGCAATCGGAAACTCACCGCATACTACGAATCGAAAGAGCCGCTGGTCGACTTCGGTCTCACGGTTCCACAGTCCATCAAGGACCACTACACGCCATTGGGATGGGCACGCAAGGCGGTGGACATGCTCGCCGAGCTTTGCGTATTCGAGGGATTCGTCTCGCCTGGTGTCGATGATCCGTTCCAACTACAGGACTTCATGAGCAGAATCGGCTTCACCAGCGTCCTTCAGCAGGCCATACAGACGGCACTCATTCACGGCTGCTCGTTCCTCAGCGTCATCCAAGACGCGGAGAACAGGCCTCTCATCCGCACCCACACCGCGGAAAGCTCGGCAGCGATCTGGGACTACCCGAACCGACGCGTCAAGGCATGCATGGCCATAACCGACGTGAACAACGACAACGAGGCCATCGGACTCGTGCTCTACATGCCGACGCGCAACATCAGCGTGTCCCGCAGTCTCGGCACATGGTACGTGCAAGGATCACAACCCACCGTGAACGGCGAATGCAGCGTGTTCCGCCTCGCCTACAAAGCCACCGAAGTCAAACCATTCGGACGCTCCCGCATCAGCCATGACGCGATGAACATCATCGACGGCGCGAACCGCACCATCGTGCGCGCCGAGGCGAACGCCGAATTCTACGCATTCCCGAAAATCCTGCTCATGGGCACCAGCGACGAGCTCGCGTCCTTGAGCGCGGACGCCGCGCTCAAACTCTACATGGGCCGCTACAACATGATCAGCAAGGACGCGGACGGTGATTCGCCGACAGTGACCCAACTGGCCGCATCCAGCATGGATCCGCACCTGACGATGCTGAAAAGCTGGGCCGCCATGTTCGCCAGCGCGATGAACATTCCCGCCAGCTCGCTCGGCATCGTATCGGACGCGAATCCGACGTCAGCGGACGCGACCGAGGCGCAACGCGAGGACCTGATTATCGAGGCTCGCCACTGCGACCGTGATTTCGGCGAATCGATCCTGCAGGCGGCACGCCTCGTGGCGCGCATACAGGACCCATCGGTGTCAGACGATGATCTGATGAAACTGCAGGTCGACTGGAAGAACCCCAACACTCCGTCAAGCTCCATGAGCGCCGACGCGTTCAGCAAACTCGCCGGCAGCATCGACTCGTTCGCCAACAGCGAGGTCGGCATGACCCGCGCCGGATTGAGCAGAAGCGAGATCGTCCGCTTGAAGGCCGACCAGCGCAAGGCTCAAGCCGGACAGGTCCTCGACCAGATTCGCGGCATGCGCCAACAGACTGAGCAGACGCAGGACGACGGGGAACGCCAGACCGACGCTTCCACGCAATCAACTGTTGCGGGGGGGGCTGAAGGACAGCTTCGACGCACTGGGAGTAGCGATCAGAGCCGGGGTGACACCGGAATCCGCGGCATCGATGCTTGGACTGAAAGGCATTGAATTCACCGGCATGACGCCGGTCAGCCTCAAACTACCGGAAGGCGGCGGAAATGAGCCCGAACAGTCTGAACCTGCCTCCGGAACAACACAGAAGGCTTGAACTCGACCTCAACGACCTGTACGAGGATTACACGGACACCATGAGCCGCCTGCAGAAGGAGGCCGGCAACAGTGTCTCGGGCCTCGTCTGGGACGGTGAAAGCCAGGAACTCATCAAAGCGGAGATCAACCGGTACGCCGACGCGGCCAACAAACTCGCATCCGACTACTACAGCCATGTGCGCGACCTATGGGCGCAATACTGCGGAATCGACATGCCGGAATACGATCCGCCGACCATCACCGCCGACCGTGCGGTCTGGCAGATGGAAGGCGGTTTCAACAACACCGACTTCATGGGATTGCATTACAAGGACGTCATTCCAGATGAGAACGGAGCCGTTCACAACAACGCCGGAAGAACCATCGACGACCTGTGGCCCACGTTCGCCGACGAGGAGTAGGCGCTGGAATACGTGCAGAATCTGGTTCAGACCGTCGGGCGGCTGACCATGCAGAGGGCCGTGGCCAACGACCCAACCAAGCCTCGCTGGGCGCGTGTGCCGCGAGGGGCTAAGACATGCGCGTTCTGCCTTATGCTCGCCTCGCGTGGCTTCGCCTACCTGAGCGAGGACACCGCCGGACGGCAGATGCAATACCATACGGACTGCGACTGCGACATCGTGCCAAGCTGGGGCAGCAGCAAACTCAAAGGATACGATCCGGACAAGTATCGTGAAATGTACCAGGCAGCCAAGGCTGCGGCCGGCGATGACGGCGACTGGCGTGACACGCTAGCCCAATTGAGACGCATCTATCACGATGAGGTCAATGATGGTGTGACTGCTCAACCGACGATTCGATGGAGCGGCAAATCGATTCCGATCAATGCTTCCGAACTATCGAGATTGTCGGATTATAGCGTCAGGATGCCTGGAGATAGATTCTCCAACGACGAGAAGATCTCGGCTTTGATGGATTGGACCGGAGACAGCTACAAAAGTATCAACGGCTACCTGTTCGGCGGACGAAACCCGTCGAAAGACGTCATCCATCAGGTCGAATGCATCGACGAAGCGATATCCGACCATATCACCCGAGAACGTTTCACGGTCGACAGGCAGATGCGGTTGTCGACGTTCCACGTCAACGACATGGAGTCGCTTTTCGATTTGAATACCGGTCGCACCTTCGAACACATCGGCTACATGGCCACCAGCATCAAGGAGGGAGGCATTGACGTTGATGGGGAAGACCGCATCGCCACAAGAATCTTGGTACCGCCGGGAAGCGCCGGCGTGTATGTGGAGCCGATCACTCAGCATCCGGGAGAATACGAAATTCTTCTGCCGAGAGGAAGGGCTCTTCGTTTCGAAGGGCTTGGAGCATCCGACGGCAGACCGATCGTTTATCTGAGACTGCTATGATTGAGCCTATGGATCGTTCCGACCGTTTCACGTTTATGCCCGGTGATTTGAAGGAAGTCACCGATGAGCGCCATCTTGCGGAAATCAAACGCAAGTATGGCGATATCTCCATGCCGCAGGACGAATATGAATGGGTCAGGAACGAAGGAAAGAAGCGCTGGTCCGTCGGCGACTATGTGTCGACCGACGAGCTGCGGTCCGAATACGCGCGAAGAAAAGCGCTGGGAAATCTCTGAATCCCAGAAAGCCATCACGTCGAAACGTGATGGCTTTTCTTTTACCTTTCACACCCCAGCGATGGGGCGGGGCGCAGCCATGCGCGAAACCAACAAGAATGGCCGCCCACTCGCCGGCGTCAGGCGTGGAAACCAAGAACAAGCAAAGGAGTCACCAACCATGGCAGCAGCAAACCAGACCGGCGCGGACGGCCAACAGGAGCCGGAACAGCACTCTCCGGCCCCAAAGGACGTGAACAACGCGAAGCCGAGGACCTTCACCCAGGAGGAAGTCGACCGCATAATCAACGAGCGTCTCGGCAGGGAACGCGGCAGGAAAAGCGACTACGAGGAGCTCAAGGAGAAGGCCGGACAGACTGCCGACCTCGAATCGAAACTCTCCAAGGCGCTCGAGGAGAACGAGAAGCTCAAAAGCGAAGCCAAACAGGCCGAACACGAGAAGGAGCTCTCCACGATACGCGCCAACGTCGCGGCCAAACACGGCATCACCGACCCGAGCGTCCTCGCGGGCGACGACGAGAAGCAGATCGGCGAATACGCCGAGAAACTCATGAAGGTGTTCGCCGACATGCGTTCCCGAGGAACGGTCGCGGACCAGAGCGCCCGCACCGGACAGGCCAAGACTAAACATTCCAGCCGCGAGGACTTCGTCAACGCCATGAGCAACACGTTCCTGTGAGCCAACCAGCAAACAACATTCATTTGAAAGGACAAATCATGACAGATCCGTCCATGACCCGAAAAAGCAACGGTCTAGACCTCACCCCTGAAACCCAGGCGGAGATCTGGCAGACCGCAAAATACCAGAGCGCGTTCATGCAGCTCGTGCCGGAGATGAAACTGCCCGGCAACGGCGCTCGCGTGCCGATCATCATCGGCGACCCGGAGGCCGCATGGGTCAATGAGGGTGCGGAGAAGCCGAAGAGCGGCGTCACCTTCGGCAAGAAGGACATGCTGCCGTACACCATCGCGGTCATCATGCCGTTCTCCAACCAGTTCCGCCGTGACTTCGGCGCTCTCTACGACCAAGTCGTCGCGAAGGGGCCAGGTGCCATCGCCCGCACGTTCGACAAGACCATCATGGGTCTCGTCGACGCTCCGGGTGCGGACTTCGACACCCTGAAGAGCGCGCAGACCGTCAGCATCGGCAAGGACGTGTGGAAGAACCTGAACAAAGCCGACGACCTCGTGTCCGAAGCGGATGGAACCGTGGACGGTTGGGCGTTGAGCACTCAGGGGCGCAGTGTGCTCCGGCAGGCGACCGACAACAACGGACGCCCCCTGTTCCTCAACGGCACCGCCGCCTCCGACGTGAGCACCGTGCTCGGCAACCGCACCTACATCAGCAAGGGCGTTCACGTGCCCGCCGTATCCGAGACACCGGGACCGGCCAAGGCAGAGATCCTCGGCGTGTGCGGCGAATTCTCCTCCGCCGCATGGGGTTCCGTCGAAGGAATGCAGACCAGCATCTCCGACCAGGCGTCCATCACCATCGACGGCAAGCAGGTCAACCTGTGGGAGCACAACATGTTCGCCGTGCGAATCGAAATCGAGGTCGGCTTCCGTATCCGCGACATCAACCGCTTCGTCCTGCTCACCGCCTGACGGAGTCCGACATGACTGTCGAACCGGACGTGTTCGCCACCTCCGTCGACCTCGAACAGAGGTGGCACAAACTCACCGACGAGGAACGTGAGAAGGCCGACACGCATCTCGCGGACGTGACCGACTACATCAAGGAACGCTCCCCGAACTGGCAACGTCTCCAAAAAGAACGGCCACGCCTGCTGACGAAGATCACATGCGACATCGTCCGCAGGATCATGCAGGCCGACCCGTACGACATTCCCGGCGGCATCACGCAGATGAACCAGACCACCGGCAGCTTCAGCGAACAATACAGTTTCGGAGCGCCCACCGGCGATCTCTGGCTGCGCGACGACGAGAAACGCATCCTTGGCATCAACGCTCAGCGCGCGTTCAGCGTCGACATGGCAACGGGGGAGACGTCCTAGTGGAAACCATCGAAGTGTGGCGCGGCCAGTCCACCACCGACACGGACGGCAACCCCATCCAGGGCAAACCCGTCCGCGTCGGCACGTTCCAGGCGATGGTCGCGCCAACCTCTACCACCGACCAGACCGAGGAGAACGCCAGCCCGCAGACCATCGAATACACGATCCACATCCGCGGTAGCCAGCCGACAGGCATCCAAGCCACCGACCTGATCAAAGTCAGAGGCATCCTCCTGCCCGTCAAAGGAAAGCCGCAAGTGTGGAACAACCTCCACGGACGCCACATCGGCGACGTCATCACCGTGGGCGAACGGGAAGGATAACCCATGGCCAAACGATGCAGATTCGTGTTCAACCGAAAGGCATTCAGCCAGCAGGTGCTGAAGAACGAGACCCTGCGGGGCCGCATGCGCGACGCCGCCAACGAGGCCGTCACCGACAGCCGGTGCATGGTTCGCGACCATAACGGCGCGAACCGAAACGGCGTGGCCATCCTCTGCCCCGCACCCGTGGAGAAGGCGCACGGCACATTGGAGGACACGCTCGGAAGGATGCGCGTATGAGCATCCCCATCACCCCACGGCGCACGGAGCCGCTGCTCCTGCCCAGGCTGCGGGAGCTGTTCCCGGACGTGACGTTCGACACGATCGAACGCAACGACCTCGAACCTCCCTTCACCGAAGCCACATTGTCCGACTCCATGCAAGGCATGAGCACTCCCATCTCCCAGGCCGTGCGACTGCGGCTGAGCGTGCGCTGCATGAGAGAGGACCATACGGGCGACTGGGACAAGGCCGCCCGCCTGTGGGCGGCAATCGCGAGGGAGATCATCAGGCTCGGAACCGTCGCGCCGCTCATCAGCGCGTCACTGGAATCCGGGCCGGTACGCATGACCGACGAGGACAAGAGACTGGTGAGCGCGTACGGCGTGCTCCTGCTCGAGGTATCCGTCGCCTGAACTGAAAACACAAGAAAAGACAAGCAAAGACGTGCCGCCACACGCAGAACGGAAGCGAGGTGCAGACAGGAATGTCTGACAGCAACGAAGAACCCATCGCCGTCGAACAGACGGCATCCGAAACCAGCCTGCAGGACGGGCTCGGATCGACCGACTATGGGTACGTGTCCAACGGCAATACCGCCGGCAACGTGCGTCTGATCAAGAACTACGCGCTGTTCCTGTTCCCCAAGGGCGACAGCACTTTCGTCGCGCCGACCGGCGTGAACTGGACGCCGCCGTCCAACAAGAAGCCGATCGGATACAGCACCGAGGACGGCGCCGTCCTGCATCCGGAGCCGGGCGACAGCACCGACTACAAGGCCCACAACGGCGACATTGTGCTGTCCGACACGGATCCGGGCTACTGGACCCTGCAGCTCGCCGCCATGGAGGGCCGCAAGGATGTGGTGTCGGCCTACTTCGACGTGGACGTCGATTCGGACGGCGGCATCAGCATCAAGGGCGCCGGATTGAAGAAGGAGTGGATCCTCGTGCTGGTCGCGCTCGACCAGCAGGACCGCCCCTTCCTCCTGTACGGCACCAACGCGAAGGTGAGCGACCGTGACGACGTGAGCCTGAAATCCAGCGAGATCATGAACTTCAGCATGACGTTCAAGATGCTCAAGGGCACTAACGGCGAACAGTTCCACGCATGGGGCCTCGTCACCGAAGACGCCAAGTAGCCCATTGATTCTTCCCGTGCGGCCGATGGCGGTCGGCCGCACGGGACACCCATTCAACCGCCAACCATTAGAACGGAGCCAACATGAGCGACAAAGAATACCATGTCGTGGACGTAGACCTGACCGAAGCGGAAGAGCTCAAGCCCGA